TAACGCTCACGAGCCTTGTAACGAACGTTACCTGTGTCAAAGTCGCCTTCAAAGGCTGTCTTGATGGGTGAACGCTGGAACATTTTCAAGCCGTTAGGTGCATCAGTGATGATGAACCAAGCGTTGACGTCTGTCAAATAGTGGTTGACAGAGTAGCCTTCTGGGAGCATGCCCATAGACTTGATGGCGTTGACATCATTGTCAGCAGTGCCAGTACGCAAAGTGCTCTTCATCAGGCGCTCTGCAGTGAACTGCAGTTCCTTAGGAACGATCATCTTGCGGGCGGTCAGGGCAACCTTCAGGCCGCGTTCATCGGTGAACGATGCGATGTCGATGATGCCTTGTTCGAGGGATGTCTCGTTCAAGTCAGCAGCAACGGCGGGGCGGTTGGAGAAGTCAGGACCCAAAGCGGTGGGGTGAGCAGTGGACATCAAAGCCACACCGTCGCCACCAGCGTACTGGCCACCAGTGAAACCATTGTTCAACACGGAAGCAGCTTTAACTTGCTTGGTGTTGGCCATGGAACGAGCCAAAGCCTTGGTGTAACGAGCAGACAGACGGTCGTAGAGGTTGTCCTCAACGGCTTCTTCGGTCAGCGCGAAAGCCATGGCGATGGTTTCGTGGGTGTAGCGAGCAGTGAACGATTCCAGAGCGGTATCGTATGCCACGCCAGCACCTTCGGTCTTCACCGGGGCAGAGCCGAAGCCGGTCAGCATGACCTCTTCTTCGAACGCACGATCAGAGCTCTCGATGGAGAAAATCTCCTCGTGCTCATTCTCGTAGCGCTTGTACTCCAGACCGAACAAAGCGTTCAGTCCTGGCTCCAGTTCTTTGACAAGTTGGGAACGGGTAATTGCCATGATTGAACTCCCTTAGTCAGCCTGAACACCGACGCTGCCGTACTGGTGTTGGTTGAGTTTTACAACGACCACTGCGTAGTCACCCAGAGCATTGTCCGGGGACTCGTAGAGGCCAACGATTTTGAAGGTCAAGCCCTGGGTCGTATTGATCGAAGCCGAGGACAGCGAACCGTTGGAAACACCAGTGGTGGTGCTGCCAGTGGTGGACGCGGTCGGATCAGCGTTCTTACCAATGTTGGCCTGAGTAATTGCGCCATCAGCCTGGACCAGGAACAACTGGCTCGGGTCATCCAGCACTTCGCAGGCGATGATGCCTTGAGTGATGTTGATGCTACCGGGGTAGTAGTTTTTCCAGGTGGGCTTGTTTGCACGGGTGGGATCATCGTACTGCACGCCGTTGAACACGCCGGTGGGGGCGATGTTCGTGGATGCGTCGTACTTGACAACATAGCCACCAGAAACGGTGACGAGATCGCCTTGATAAATCGCCCCAGCTTGGTTGTCGGCGATCTGGTAGCCGTACTGCTTCTGAGCGCCAGTAGCAGACAGGTTACCAGAAGGACGCAGACCAAAAGGCTTGTTGGTGTTTGCCATTTGTAGCTCCTAAAAGGGTGGAATTGCCAGCTTTGCGTTAGGTGGGCTGGCGGAACGTGGTGCGCGAATCCCGCTCGGGGGCTTGAATTCGCATTGTAGAGTGGGCGTTCTCACGCATCATCTCGTTGTCCACTGCATGCAACTGTTCCTGGGCCTTGCGGCGGAAGTACACGTTGCGCTCCTCAATGGTTTCCTTGGGAATCTTGGCGAGCAAGAGTCCGCCCACAGCAATAACGCCAGCATGTTTGCCGTCGTCCATCGTGGGAAGCATGCCGTGGTAATCCTCCGGCACATCCTCCAGGCGCACGAGCTCATAACCTTCGCGCAGCTTGGAATAGACGTTTTGCTTGTCTTGGAAACCGTTGACTTCAGAGCGAATCCAACGGTACTCATAGCCCTCAGGGGCAGGCGGCGTGTCAAGACGGGAAGGCGGAGTCCACGGCTTGCGGCGTGCTTCTTTTTCACGGGTTGCACCGCTACGGGCAGCACGGTCAATTTTAAGTTCGCTCATCGTGATCACTCCTTCACATACTTGGCATATTCCTCAAGAGGAACGCCCAGCTTCTTTGCAATAGCAACCTGACTCGGCGACAGCCGGACAGTACGGCGCACACTATTCATTCCCGAACTACGGGTAGCAGGAGCAACAGCCGGTGCGGAACGCTGTTGTCTGGGGGGTTGGCTGGACGATTGCTCGCCCGCGAAGTGCTTGGGAAATTCATCCCGAAGTCTTCGATCCAGTTCAGTATAGTAGTCGTCAGAAGACGGGTCAATTCCCTCTTCTTCAACTAATTGTTGATGAATGCCCCACGCTCCGTAAGTGAGCATGCGGTTTTGACCAAACCAGGGGTTCTTCTCCGCCCACGCCTCTGCCCGGGGGTCCGGAGCAGGCTTAGGTGCCTGCGCAGGCTGGGCCTGCTGGGGCGGCTGATAGGGCTGGGCAGTTTGCTGGGGCTGGGCCTGCTGCTGGTTTTGCTGACCCTGCTCCTGCAGCCACTGGGCCACCTGCCGCTGCTCTTGGACCATGGCGGCAAGCCGCTCCTGGGCCTCAATTTCAGTGTTCAGGTCGTTTTCTTCCCGGGCCTTGACGATGATCTGGCGCAGGGCGGCCTGCTGGGTATCCAGGCGGGCCTTGGCCTCGTTCAAGCGGCTGAAATCGGTGCTGACAAGCTTTTGCTGCAGTGCCTGGGTCTGCGTCTGCAGCCCCTTGGCGTACTCCAGGGCAGCCTGTTCGCGGCGCTCGGCCTCGCGCATGCGCGCGGTGAGCTTGGAGATGCGCTTTTGGACGTTGTCGTTGACAGCGTCTAGCTCATCTTTATGCGCCGAAGGCTCCTCTTGCCGGGCGGGAGCCGGTTCAGGAGCGGCATTTTGGGGCTCGCTGGATTCTTCTTCCGGGGGCGAGAAAGTGACGTTGGTGGCCTTCTCGTCCTCCCCAAGGTCAAACTCTAGCTGGTCGTCGTTGGTCACAATTGCCATTTATCACCTCACATGTGCAGGATGTCTTCTGGGTTTTTGATCGTCGCTAGGATTTCATCGTCATTGAGGATGCGGATTTCTCCGCCATCAATAGCCATGCGGGCTCCCGCGTACCGACCAAAAATAATCCAATCCCCCTCTTGGCACCAAGGGCCGCCGGGGAATTTTGCTTCGTCCTTGTAGGCCAACGGGCCAACAGACAGGACATAAGCACAAGTGGTAGTGAGCTGCTGGCGCTCGATGGTCTCATTGGCCAGCTCGATGCCCCCTTTAGTGCGGCGCGCGCCCGCGTAGGGCAGCACGATGACTCGCCAACCCGTCGGACGGGGCAGGCGCTCTCGCATGCTCTCGGCCTGCTCCATGTGGGCGGCCTTTGCAGCTTCATCCGCGACTTTTTGGGCAGCTTCAGCAGCGGCGGCTGCCGCTGACTCTTCCGCCCACTTCTTCTCCAGTGCAGTTGCTTCCATTTAGGTCCTTTAGAGGTCTTTGTTTTTGGCAAGAATGCCTTTGATCGCATCCTCGACAAACCGATACCCCTCTAGGCGCCCCATAAGAAAGCGGTACTGCTCCATGTCCTTGACGCCGCCGCTCATAAGCATTTGCGCGGTGTCTTCGCGCAGCCTACGAATGGCAACCTGAACATGTTCAGCGAATTCAAGCATGGATTTCTCCGATGAGGCAGACACTTTCCCTGTGCCTGAGAGGGGTGCTGCAATTGTGCAGCAAAACTACGCAATTTTCACCTTATTGAAGGCATCTTTCCGATAAACATAGTGGACACCGGGCGAAAGCTTCTCACTTTTGTCCTTACTGGGGCCTTCCCGCCGGGGGCGCGGAGGCCGCTTGGAGGTTTTGGAAGTCTTGTTGGCGGACGTTCGCGACATGCTGCGCTCCTTGTAGGTCGATATTTGCGTAATCCACGCCGGTCTTGGCTTCCAGCGTAGCCTCTTTCAGGCGCAGGTTGGCCTGATCGTCGGCGATGTCCGCCTGGGCCTTCTGGGCGTCCAGGGTAAGGCGAGCCTGATCCACAGCGCCGCGCTGCTGGTCGCGCTTGGCCGACTGATCCAGCTCCTGCTTCTTCAGGGCCACCAGGGGGTCTTCCTGATTGCCGGCCATCTGCTCTTGCATCTGCTTCATGGCCTGGAAGTTCTCGGCGACCTTAATAGCCACCATGGCCTCGCGCTGCAGGGCCGAAACCATGCGATCCGGGTCGGTGCCGTACAGCTTGAACAGCTCGACTTCCACGTCCTCTTCGGCTTTCAAGCGGATGTGCTCGAAGCAGTGCTTTTGCAGGATGATCGCCACGTTGGGCAGCGACCCCACGATGGGCGACATGCCAAACATCAGGTGCGCCATGATGTGCGCATCGTGCTGCTGACCAGCAAAGGCCTTGAGCGGCGAGCCGTCCAGAGCCTGGGCGTTCTCGCTGGCCGGGTCCTTGGGCTTGTCCACGTTCTGCGTGTTCAGAATCTGGTCGATGTCCCGCACACCGATGGCCTCATACATGCGGCGGTAGGCCTCATACATGTTGTGCATCTGCGGGGCGCTCTGAGCCAGTTGGAGCTGGGTCTGCGCCATGGTGATGCGCTGCGCCACCGAGAAGATGTTGGGGTCCGACACAGGCAGCACATCGATGCGGTCATCGAAGTCGCGGCGCTTGATCGTGCGGCTCTCGCCGGGCACCGAGTAGGGGTACTCATCGGGCAGGTACTCACCAAAGCCCTCGGCCAGCAGCTTGAACTCGATCTTCTGGCTGTAGTGCAGGCGCTTGTGGATCGAAGACATGACCGCGCTGCCCTTTTCCAGCAGCGCAATCGTGGTGCCCACAGCAGCATTCTGGTTGCTGTCGCCCACCTGCATGTCGGTGATGCTGGCTAGGCGGCGGCCAGAGTCCACACAGAAACCCAGCAGCGAGAACAGCGTCTGGCTTGGCTCCTTGTAGGGCAGCGGCATCAGAGTAGACGCAAGGTCCGCGCCGCCCGCGTCAATGTCGCGGAACTCACCCGGCTGCAGCGGCACATCGTCGTTCATGATGCGCGCGCCCTTGGCCTTGAAGCCAGCCGGTAGGTTGACCAGCGTGCCGGCGTCCAGCAGTTGCTGCAGCGCGCCCGTAGCCGTCTTGGTCAGGCCACCGACCAAGTGCAAAAAGCCAAGGCCATAGGAGCCCGGGCCCTGCACGAGCAGGTAGTGGACGTAGTACTGCTCGCAGCGGTACAGCTCGTCGCCCTCTTTCCAGTTGCGGCGCACGCCAACCACTTGGTTGGACACTTCGTCAATCGTGACGATATACGGCAGCTTGATACCAGTGGGCTCGCCCTTCTCATCCTTGTGCTCAAAGCCTGCAAGGTCCAGCTCAATGCTGAACTCCAGCATGGTGATTTCTTCGGGCTCAGTGGTGGCCTGAACACCGGTGGTGCGATCCATCTCTTTTTGGATGGTGCTCTGCGGCGTCTCTGCGGGCGTCGAAGCCTGGGCCGTGTCAAGGTACTGCCCGCGCAAACAGGCCTTGTTGTAGGCGTTGACCGACATGTACACGCGGTGGATGATGCGATCACACTCGCTCATCACCGACGAGCCCTTGTAGGGGATGTACAAGTCATCAGGCGTGATCAGCTTGCTGACCATGCGCTGTCTGTCTTCGTCGAAGTAGACCTTCTTGAACGCCGAGCCACCGTAGCCCACGTAGAACAGGAGCTGGTCGAACTCGGGCGTGTACTCCTCCATCACCGTGGTGATTTCGTAGTTCATGAAGTCGCGCACGCGGTCCGCCTGCATCAGCTTCTCGCGCGTCTCCTTACCCAGCACCTGAGTGCGCACCGGACCACCTGCGGGCATCAGCTCCTTGAGCGCCTGCGACTGGAACTGCACAATCGATTCGGTCAGCAGCGGGTGCTGCACGCCAGCGGCGCCCTTGAACGGCTTGGTGCGCTCCTCAAACGAGAAGCCCAGCATCTTCAGGCCCTTGCCGTACTGCTCTTCCCACTCCTTGCGCGAGGACTTGTCCGCCTCGTACATCACCATCAGCTCAGACGACAGCGTCTGCAGCACCGACGGGTCCATCACCTCTGCAAGGTTGGTGTCAAACGGCACCTCTTGATCATCTTCTCCCAGCGTCACATCAACACTGCCCGTCTCCGGGTCGAACTCAATTTCGATATCCGGCAAGTCCTCGACAGCGATGTCTTCGACTTGTACGTCCAAGTTGCCGGAGGGCAGGTCGTTGTTTTTCTCGATGGGCATGTCTAGTCCTTAC